CACTATAACTTTCTCTGAAGTTTACAGTCATCCAATAAGCACAGAGTTTTGAAATGCCATATGGAGAACGTGGATGGAAAGGAGTTTTTTCATTTTGCACTCCCTCATCATTTGCGTTGCCATACAGTTCGCTGGTACTTGCCTGGTAAAATCTAGTCTGTGGATTTTGATTGACTATCGCATTTAATATATTCAACACACCCATTGCATTTACTTCTGTTGTTTGTTTGTTCAAGTCCCAACTCGAACCCACAAAACTTTGGGCGGCAAGATTGTAGAATTCGTGTGGTCGAATTGACCTTACTAGATGATTCATGTTTGCATCATCGGTAATGTCACCTGTAATTAAATCAACATCATTTTCTATTCCTAGGTAGTCTAGGTTTGAAAAGTTTGGGTTGCTATATCTTTTTACCAAACCATAAACTTTGTAGTCTTTCTCTAACAAGTACTTTGCTAGGTAAGGACCGTCTTGTCCTGTCATTCCTGAGATGAACGCAATTTTTTTCATTTATATGTAATTATAGTTTTTTATACCGTTGGAATTTTTTTCCAGTAGTCAACGTCATGTGATTGACGGAGATCTTTTTTGGTACTGCTACCTTTTGTCTTACGATCACCTTTCATGTGATCCATGTATAAACCAAGTTCACTGTTTATGAAAACGTGATGTCCCCTTACACCTTTCCAACGTCCTATGTCATTGACTTTAATATTTTTTTCTTTCCTGTATATTTTTGTGAGATGCCAAAATACGTAACTGTCATGCCATTCCAATATCTTGAATATGCTATCTGTCACATACAGTTTTTCCCAATCGTTTATAAAATTTTGTGTTTCCGGGTGATTACAATTATAACCAACAAAGCCACATTCAGGATATTTTCCACCATCACCCAGCGTTGGGTTTTCTCTACCTAGGTAAGTGACCATTGTGTCCTTTGGTAGCAAACTCTCAAAAAACGTAATAGGTATTGGTCGAAATGAAAATGTGTCAGCATCTATCCAAACAACATAGTCATATCCTTCTGAATTACGTAGTCCGTTTACAACACAAATAACTTTGTTTGAAAAACGAACGGCATCCCATAAAAAAGATTCTTTATTCTTGTCTGCACCGCCAAGTGTCTGTAGTTCTGGAACCCTTCGAACGCCATTTACTTTTGTTTGTAATTTTCCATTAGCCACTGGATCATCCTTGTGTCTCTGTTTGAATGCAGTAAGTTTAGGCTCAGCGGTGTCTAAGTCGATCCACTTGATCCTGTCGTACTTGCATTCTGGTTTCTGCTCCTCCGCATACACAACTAAATCTATTTCTTTGGGGAACTGTTCTGCCATTGACTCTATTCCCTTCTTGGCATATTCGTTCCAGCAACCAGGTTTGTAGGATGTAATTACTTTAATTTTCATTGTTAATCGAGATATTTAAGCAAGTCCGGGATATCAATTTTGAAATTTATTAAATCACTTATTCTTTTTATGCCTTTGGGTTTTTTACCATTTTCTAATTTTATTGGCACTGTGTCTGCCAAATATAGTTCATGTTTCAATCCTAAGTGGTGTGAGAGTATTGGATAAACTTTTTTATGGATCATTTTAGTATCTTGTATTTCAATTACTTTTGTTCCTGGTTTGCACCAAAGTAGATTTACTAATCCTGCACCATGGGCCGCAACAATGTGCGTTGCTTCAGCAAATGTTTTCATTTGTTCCCGTATAGTCATGTTCTCTAATACAACTGTTTCCCATCCTTTTAATGCCAGCAATAGTTCATCCGAATTTGTAAGTTTTCTTGTTTTTGCTCCCGGACGTAGCACTACAATTTTCCGATGAGGTTCTTTCCCTTCAACGCCATGAATACCTTTGAAGTGTCTTAGCCACGGTGCTAGATGTGGAGTAATCACTCCGTCTTTTGAATTACTAGCACTAGGTACTAGCAAATGTCGAAATTGCCAGGTTTCGTTTTTTGGCATGACAAGAACCTTTATTTCCGGAAACAACTCTTCAATTACTTTTTTAAAATATTTGCTTTCGTTTGCCAACACATAACAGTATTTTGTAAAATCCTGAGACCATCTCTTCTCTATCAATCTAAATTTAGATATCACATCTATCCATACATGCCACGGATTATCTACACTCTCTTCGTCTATTGGTAACCATACATAATTATATTTTTCGTGGAAGTGTTGGCTGACAGGAGGCAAATCGGCCAGCACCTCATCGCCCCATTTTTTCCAAAGTTTGTGTGACTTGCCTGGTTTGTTTCTACGCTGATCGGTAAGACCCCAGATATAATTGGTTATCAATTTCTGTTGATAGGTAACAAGTAATGGACAACTATGTACCTTGCAATCATGAAATTCAGCAACAAAGGTTGGTAAACTTGTAAATTTTGGATTGATATCTTTGTGATAGGCCACAGTATAATCGTAACTGGTATCAACAGTTTCCCATCTTTCTAGAAAGTATTTGATAGAGTCAATGTTTTTCATGTTTGCATTTTGCCAATAATTACTTTATAATTATACTACTAAACAACAGCATGAGCAAATTATTATCAAATGGATGCAGTTTCCTAACACCGAGAAATAAAGACGGTGTGGAAACTTTTACCACACAGATACTCGCAGACAACTATGACCTAGCACTAGTCAATTTGGCTATGGGTGGTAGGGGCAATACTAGGATTAGTTTTTCAACAAAAGTTTGGTGCGAACAGAACAGTAACGAAAAAATTTTTGCTGTGATAGGTTGGTCTAGTGCAGTAAGGAACGACTACATAACCGACGATGGATGGAAGAAAGGTCGTATTCCAGGAACAGAGCTCACATGGAGAACTTGGAAGACATTAGACAATGTTAGTTTCATAAGGAAACATAAAGGATGGGATATAGAAAACAATCTTACTTTGAATTTTCTTGATAATGTTTTTGATTTACAGAATTACTTTGAACGAAAGAAAATACCTTACGTAATGTATAATTCATTGCCTAATGATTTTGGTAATGGTACAGAAGACTTTGCTGTAATAAGAAATGCAATTAATATGGATAGGTTTTTTAATCCGGGTATAAGTCAACTAGAATTTGTATCAGATAAAAATTTAGTTGTTAGCCCTAACGATCCACATCCATCAGCAGAAGGACATAAGCAGTGGGCAAAACAAATAAAAGAATTTATAGATGTTAACAATTTACGCACCATTTAATAATCAAAATAGTAAGGCATGGGAAGTGTTTGACGGAGTACAGAAATCATGGCCCGAGCAAACAAAAGTGCTTAACAATCAAACTGAAATAGAGCCTGTTGCAAATTCTATGTTTTGGGGATTTGTTGGCAATAATAAATCTATGATTAAAAAACTTGAAGCACGTAAGCATCAGTTTTGGTTTACAGATACTCCTTACTTCGGAAGATTTGATAACAATAATTTAAAACCTGACAATCATTATTGGCGTATTTGTAAAAATAAAATTCATGCATCGTATATTAAGACTTGCAAATCTGATAGATTTGATAAATTTGGAATTAAAATTAAAGCACCTAACTTTAAAGGCAGTTACGTATTGGTATGTCCTAGTTCGGCAAGTATACACGATTATTTAGGTAAACCAAATTGGACAAACGACATTGTAGCACAAATTAAAAGGTACACAGATAGACCAATAAAAATTCGACACAAACCACGTGGCAGGGGAACATCTGGACCAAGTGAAGCAACCGTCCCTTTATCTGAGGATCTTAAAGATGCTTGGGTATGTGTAACAAGTTGTTCAATAGCGGCTATTGAAGCACAGTGTATGGGAATACCTGTAATATGTGATGAAAAAAGTTTTGCAAAAGAAGTTGGAGGACAAGAACTTGCAGACATTGAAAATCCTTACTTTGTTGGTTGTGAGGACTGGCTTTACAGTTTGGCTTATCAACAATTCACACCAGAAGAAATTGCTAACGGAAAAGCAGTAGAGATATTAATAGATAAAGGATTACTGTGAATATAGAAAAAGTAAATGACTTTTGGGTTCCATCAAACGACGTACACATTGAACAATGGAAGTCCGGATTACCATTTACACAGAATAAGTGTTTGAATAAATTTATAAAATACTGCGAATCGCAAACTAAAAAAATGAAAACAGTTATAGATGTCGGTGCTTGGTGCGGCACGTGGGCCAAAGCAATCGAACCATTTGCCGAAAAAGTAATTGCATTTGAACCTGACAAAACACATTTTGAATGTTTGCAACGTAATTGTACTATAAATTGTACTCCAAGAATGGAGGCTGTTGGTGCTCAATTACAAGAAGTATCATTAACCGAAGACAATTTTACACAGGCAAAAAGAGTTGATGAGAAAGGAAATATAAGAATGATTACATTAGATCATATGGAATATGAAGATGTTGATATGATTAAAATTGATGTAGAGGGATATGAAATGGAAGTACTAAAGGGTGCTACAAAAACATTAGAAAGTGTGAAATATCTAATGATTGAATTAAACAATAACACCAAAAAATATGGTAGCAATAATATTGAGGTTGAGAAACACATTGTTTCGCTAGGCTTTAAGGTATTAATGGAGCATTGGCCAGATAAAGTTTTCCACCGTGCTTAACCTAAATTAAATATGCACATGAAAGTTTTAATCACAGGCGGCGCCGGGTTTATTGCACATCACGTAATTGATCATATTTTAAAAACAACCGATTGGCATATTACTACCTTGGATAGATTAGATGAATCTGGTAATTTGAATCGCCTAAATGATATTCTCAAAGAACATTCACCGGAAAATCGCAGAAGACATAGGACCGTATTTCACGATCTAAAGGCGGCATTAAACAGCCAAATACGTGCAGACATAGGTGATATTGATATTGTGCTACACTTGGCGGCAGGAAGTCATGTAGACAGATCAATTACTCATCCAATGGAGTTTGTACAGGATAATGTTGTAGGAACTGTAAATTTGTTAAATTGGGCAAAAGAATTACCAAACTTGAAAAAGTTTGTTTACTTCAGTACAGATGAAATTTTTGGAGTTGCACCTCCAGGTGTTTCCTATAAGGAATACGACAGATATAATTCAACTAATCCTTACAGTGCCAGCAAGGCCGCGGCAGAAGAATTTTGTGTTGCATATGAAAATACATACAAAATGCCAATGTACATAACACACACAATGAATGTATTCGGCCAAAGACAACACCCAGAAAAATTTATTCCAGGCACAATACAAAGAGTAAGGGATGGCCATAAAGTTACCATACACGCAGACTCTAGCAAAACTCAAGCAGGTTCTCGAATGTATATTCATGCGAGCGATGTAGCGGAAGGATTAATGTTTATTTTAAATTTAGACAATTACATTCACAAAGGAGATTTTGGATGGGCAAAATGTCCAAAATTTAATTTAGTTGGTACCGAGGAGGTTGATAACTTAAAATTGGCACAGATGATATCAGATGCTGTGGGGAAACCCTTGAACTATGAAATGGTAGATTTCCATACATCAAGACCAGGACACGACCTGCGTTACGCATTAAGTGGAGACCTATTGAAACAGTTAGGTTGGGAACCTTGTATAAAGTTGTCAGAGAGAATAAAAGAAACTGTAGATTGGACATTGGCTAATGATAGATGGTTGCGTAACTCTTAAAAATTGTGTCGTTTGTAATAACGATGTTTCGCAAATTGTTGATTTAGGTAATCAGCCTTTAGCAAATGGTTTTTTAGATAGTATTCAAGAAGAAAAAACTTTTCCCTTAAAAGTTAATGCTTGTGACAAGTGTCTGCATTTACAACTCTCACACGCAGTAAGTTTGCCTTTGATGTATGACACATATCTTTATCGTAGTGGTACTACCGACACATATAAAAAGTACATGGATTGGTTTTCAAACACTGCATTAAAATATTTTCCGAACGGATGTAGGAACGTTCTAGACATAGGTTGTAATGATGGCACACAACTTGATATATTCAAAGATAAAGGAATAGAAACATACGGTATAGATCCAGCAAAAAACTTATTTGAATATTCTAAAACAAATCATAAAGTTGTTAATGATTACTTCAGTGATAAAATAGATTTTCAAACTAAATTTGATATGGTGGTTATGCAAAATAGTTTCGCCCATCAACCTAATCCAACTGTGTTTTTAGAAAACATTAAAAAAATTTTACAAGAAGATGGCCATATTTTTATTCAAACTAGCCAGGCAGATATGGTAAAGAATAACGAGTTTGATACAATTTATCATGAACACATAAACTTTTATTGTGCTAAAAGCATGAACACATTAGTTGAATCAGTTGGTCTAAGAATCACAGATATAATAAAAAATCCAATCCACGGAATCAGTTACATATTTGTTATATCTAAGAATAATAAAAATAGTAAAATTTTAGATAAATTTTTTAATGACGAAAGTGCAATTAATTCTATGTCTAACTATCATGCGTGGGCACAAAACATATTAAAAGTAAAACAAGATTACTTAGATCTATTAGAGCAAAGAAAAGCCACCCATTTAGTTGGATACGGTGCCGCCGCAAAAGGCAATACGTTTCTTAATTTTGTTAACAAACCTTTAAATTTTATAATAGATGATAACAAGTTAAAACAGGAAAAATTTACCCCTGGGCAACACATTCCTATAAAATCTATAGATGAGCTAAAAACAATTCCGGAGGACGAAGCAATTACTTTTGTGCCTTTAGCCTGGAACTTTTTTGATGAGATTAAAAAAAGAATTACGGCAGTCAGGAGTGGTAAAAACGACAAGTTTATTAGATATTTTCCAAAAGCAGAGTTGCTATGATTTCGGTATTAGTTCCTTCACGCCACAGGCCAGAGTTGGCAAAACGTTTACTAGATACAATAAACGATACCAAAAAGAACGATGTAGAAGTTAAGTTTTATCTAAATGATAACGATCCAACAATCGAAACGTACAAAAAATTACTACCGGAAAGTGTTTACATAATCGGACCTGATCAAAGCACTTGTTTCAGTTGGAATTATCTATCGACACTTGCCAAAAACGATTACTGCATGTTAGTTGGTGATGATGCACAATTTCTATCCAAACACTGGGATCAACACATAGTTGATTTTTTTGAAAATTACGAACATAAAGATAAGATTTTGTACGTGTGTCCAAGAGATATGACCGGAAAAGATAAAAGAAGATGGGAGAAGAATAAGGTACCAACAGATAAACCTTACAAGATAACAACACACCCTTCTCCAATTGGTGCCGCTCATTTTGTGCTACACAAGAACTGGATAAACACAGTTGGTTATTTTTTGCCTCCACAGTTTTGGCATTGGCATATTGATAACTGGCTGACAAAGATAGCGGTAAGGTTGGGAAGGGCCTATGTGCTTCCCCACGTACAAATACAATCAAAAAAGATGATCGACGACCATACCGGAAAAAGAATAAGAAAAGAAATGAATATTAACAATCGAGATCTTGATGTATGGAAAAGAACAAGAGATCGTTATCTTACAGCGGATGTTGAAGCTCTACAAAAATTTATTAAGGATTACAAAGAATAAGTTTACTTTCTAAAAGTAATTATTTTTGAACGGCCATTCACAAGAAATAAATTTAATGTTATTCGTTGTTGTGTCTGATCACTTTCATAACTGTGCCATGTTTTATTCTGCTGACCACAAAATATAAAAGTATTATTAGGTTTCCATTCTGCTTCTTTAACAAATGCTTTCTCATCCTGATGCGTGTACATTTTTGTTCCAACATTTATTTCTGGAGTGATATAGGTCACGCTACTCCATATTTTTTCAAGACCTTCCATGTGTATGTAGAACTTATAAGGCAACGGTGGAGTAACAGAAATATGGCAATTTACAGCCAGATCATCGAACCATCTATGATTGGGATATTGGTTACACAAAACTTTTGCGTTATCTAAAAGGATTTTACTGATGTCATGTATTTGATCATAGAACTTGATATTATGATCGGCAAAATCTTTTGGAAATATATGGACAAGTCTGTCTTTGGGTACATCTATGTCACGGCACTGTTCCTGCAGTTTAAGGAATTCGTCTTGTGGTAAGGTATCCTCAATGTATTGATGAGGCCATGGATCGCTAATTGTTTTGCTGTCTAAACATTTACTTACAAAGTGATCACCTATCATTTCATACTCCCTATCCTGTTGATTGTATTTTGTTGCATAGAGTTTAGTTTAGCCGCCATGCCAGACGTCCATTTACCGTTGAACTTTGCTCTAGAACAAGTGTTACAAATTAAGTTCTTTTTTGCTTTGGAATATTTTTTGTCATATATTATTCGATGTTCTTTTTGCATGTTTTTCCATGCTCCTTCAATGCCAATTTCAAAAATGTTTCCATAGTTTGTTTTTCCTTCTGCATCATCACAACACAAAACTGCTTGACCGTTCACTAGTACTTCCATTTTTCTCATAATAGTACCGGCCCCCATGGCACATCCTTGCATGTAATTATTTTCATCAATTACAGCGTTATAGGGTTTGGTCCAGTCGCCATCCCCATCTCCCATCCTGTTTTCAACCCAATTTCTTTTTGACTTTACTCTACCTAATATTGCATTTTGGTATTCGGCGATAGTCGAGGCACTAGCAGTTGCTGATTGATTTTTGTGTTTAACACCGATGGCAATCCTCTTAGATAGTTCTGGATAGTTTTTTTTTACAAAATGTAAACTTTTTAGTGTTTTGTCTTTTTTTATATTCATGAACTCCCATAGTTCCTCCGCTGTGTATCCGATAACACTCATATGAATATTACCTAGGAGGTGTACGTATTTGTTTAATATCTCACACTGTTTCTTTGTGAAGGATACTCCGTTAGTACATAGTCCAACTTTTATCTTGTAATGATCACACAATTCCATGATGTATTCTAGGTTAGGTTGCACCAGTGGGTCGCTGTATCTCCATGGGCTCACAGCACAGGTGTAATCCTTTACCTTATACTTTTTGATCAGCGATCCATAATCATGTAACAGCATACCTAATTGTTCTTTAGTCATTAGTTTGCCGTGATATGTTTTATCTTCACTCAACGTTGTATATGGACAACAATAGCATTTTGCGTTACACAAATTAATTGGTTCAAATGCTATTGATATGGGTAATGGAATCTCTCTATACATTATTCTTTCACCATTATGTAATCTTGATTAAAAACTTTGTCAACACCTTTACACTCATAACCCCAAGATTCTAAAAGTTCCTGTGGGAAACTGTTACCTCTGTTTTGTTCTATCACAACAACCGGACTGTACTTTTTTATAGTTTGCTCTGAACCTCTCAGTGCTTTCAATTCATATCCCTCGATGTCGTATTTGATAAATGTAACATTTTCAAAATTAAATGAGTCTATGGTCGCTATTGGTACTACAACATTGCCGTTATCTTTAATTCTGCCTACTTTATTGCTTGTTGTAAATGCTGTGCCTTCCTTCTCTCCTATTCCGCAAACATGATACGTGAACTTGCTCATGTCTATAACATTTTTTTCAAACATTTTTTTCTTATCTCTGAAATCAAAACAATGTATGTGTGTGAAACTGTTTTCCATTTCTCGTGCAAAACCTCCTTCTCTGCAACCAACATCTATGCCTATCCCTTTTTCCTTTATGTAAGGTCTAGCCAACTGGAATGTGTGATTCCACCCTTTAATTTTTTGGGGTATTTGTTCTGCCGAACCTAAAATATCAACCGTTCTTTTCTGCATATTCTGTTAACCATTTTTCTAAAGCAGGCCCATCTAATGGTTCTGGTGTCAACCATTCTTGGACTCCGTGGGTTGACGCCCACCTGCCGCTTGGCAGTTGATATGCATTGTGTATTGGTTCTTCAACATGTCTACCAACCATGTATCTCCGTGTACCAGGCCCGAATGGTTTGATTTCAGATTGCACTACAATCAGACCAAGATCGTCTATCCATTTTATCATTCTATTCATGTGTCCTGCCATAACTGTACTTATCTGTATTTTAAAGGGAGTGACTTATGCACTGAAAAGATTAATCAGTTCTTTTTTCCAATTGTCGGCGTACTCACAATCTCGGTATCCGTCAAACCATGGTCCACCTTCTGTGTAGTGTAGTATCTTAGGTGTACCGTCTCTTGGCTCTTTGTACCAACCTACCAACCAGTTGTACTCTAATGGCAAGGATCCAATTTCATTATCATCCAACCAACCGAATCTATGTAGGAATTTTGGTGATTCTTCATTTAGAAGATCGGGTGTAAGTATTTTGTTTTTAGGGTGTTCACAATTCCATAAAACCATACTTGACCAATTTTTTCTTGGATACACCGTTTGTGTTTGACCATCCATTTTCGTTGTTTCTTTTGGTGTGTAATCGTGCTGTACAACCACAACTGCTTTTGATGAATCACAATATTTCGTAAGTTCATGTGACGGAATCTTCCAAAGAAAATCACAATCACAGAACACTGCCCACCCTTTGAAGTCGTTCATGTAAGGGACAAAGAATCTAGTAAATGTGAATTCTGTAGATGCAAGTTTATCTACTGGACGTGTGTATAATCCTTGATCTCTCATCTGTTTTTGCTTTAAGGGAATAACTTCTGCGGAAGGATCTCTCCTCTTTATGCTGTGTTCACACACCTGATATGCTATATCTTCTCTGCTGTCATGTCCTACGTAGATTTTCATTTCAAATATTTAATCCTTCTACAATTTCAGGCAAATAATCTTTGATGTGTATTTTCCTGTAAGAATCTCTTTTCGATATAATTTCCTTGAGCATATTCAACTCGGCATGCGTTGACTTGGTATCCTTCAACGCTGACTGTATTTTACTCTTAATTTCATGAAAGTTTGTTACATGAATAGTGTCTGCATGATCAACTGTCTCAAGATTGCCTAGTGCTTTCCTTAATAATTTTTTTGTCAGTACGTGTAACTGTAAATATCCTGGTCCAAATAGTAGGTTAAGTTTGAGATGTATTTTATTTTTGTTGCTGAATCTGATTATGTTGACAATATCTAATAAATTAAGATTTTGCACGGTAAAAGAAATCTGGTGTGTTGCATTGGTTAGATTTTTAAATTTCTTTACATTGTTCTCTATGTCTGCCCAATTTGACGGGTATCTCAAATAATCATTAGTTTTTCCCACACCATCAATGCTAAAAATTAATTTGACTTCCTTAAATTTTGACAGCACATCGTGAAGTTTTTCTGTGTGTTGCGTTCCGTTTGTTGTGATCCAGACCGACAAACTGCTGGCTAGGTCTTTAGTGGATAGTTTTTTTAAAAGTAAAATTATCTTTGGGTTTATTAACGGTTCTCCGCCCTGTAGTGTTACATTGGTTACGTTGTTATCTACTATATCGGAGATCAGTTTTTGTAATTTTTCGTCGCTTACATCATAATCTTTTTGATCTAAATTTTCTATACCTAGTGCATTGTTTTCTATTAGCAATTTACTACTGCTCTCTCCAGTACACATCTGACATTTTAAATTACAAAGATTGGTGATGTCGAGATTGTAATCTTCAGGGTGTTTTAAATTTTCTTTTTCAAGTCGCTTTAGGTAATATTCTCCAGGTTTGTTTCCAAATATTCCATAATTTTGGTTAGCAAATTGCCTTTCACTTTTTATATTTTGTTCTTCATCTCGTAGACATCTTGCACATTCGTTAGGCACATCTCCTTTTAAAAATTGGTCTTTTACATAGTTTCTGTAATCGCTATTCCAGTAATCGGTTATTAAATCTTCTCTGAGATTGAAAGAACTTTTGTTTTTAAATTTAGACAGACTCGGTGTAATTTTACAACAAGTCATGATATCTCCCGAGGTGTTAACACGGATGCTATTAAAAGGTTTAATGCAAAAGTTTTTATTTTCCATGTAATAGTGAATGTATTTGTTTCCAATTACTTACACGTATTATCTCTGGATGATTAAAGTCTCGATTGTATGGATGGTCTATTAATATAGGCTTTAAACCGTATTTGAGCCCGGCTACAGCGTTCTTTGGTTTATCCTCGATCCAATATAGTCCAGTGTTATGAAACTCCGCTAATGCCGAATCTTTGTCTGCTCCTGTATCTAAAATATGGTAATTTTTAAAGATGTGATCACCAAATAATTCTCCCAATCTTTTCTTACGCAACAGTTGTGCTGGTATGTCTGATGTCTGAGATGTTATAGGTATAAATGTCCACCCTTCGGCGGCAAGTAATTTTACCCATGTCTGTGAATCTAGCATCGGAGCCTGATTACCCATCCACGCACTTTTATTGAATTCTCTTATTTCTTTTCTCACTTCAGTTTTAGTAAGACCAAAACGTTCGGCCATTTCGTATGTGTTTTCTTTATTGTCTAATAGTTTGTATGGATAAATTTTTTTACCAATATAACCTTCCCCAACTTCGTTATCAAAGTAAGATCGTTGAAGCATCCATTCTGTGAAATGGTATTCCCATTCTAATAGTACGCCGTCTACGTCTGTTAAGATTATTCTGTTATTTGATGTCGGCATCTTCCATTCCTGCTACTCTCAATTTAACAATGTTTGTTATCTGCCATTGTTTCTGATCAAGACCTTTGGTGATGCCCAACCATTGATTCCTTATTAATGCAAAGTCATTTATAATTTTATCCATGTCAACGACATCATCTTCACCGTCCACATACTTCTCTGCATCTCTACTTGATAACGCCCTGTTATAGTTTTCTAGATATTTCCTGAAAGTTTTGGATCTTAATCTTCTTAATTCTATGTTTAGATATTCTAGTATTGCTTCTAGTTGTTGTAGTTGGCTAAATCTTTCTTCTACTATACCCGGTAGTGCGGCACTGGCTCTTTCTAGGTTACCATATATCTTGCACTGCTTTTTGGCTTCTAGCAATTCTTTATCAAAGTATGCTACACAGTCTGGTATCTTGTCTAGGTTTCTGCTAACTTCGTTGTACCAGTTTATCATTCATCCTCATTGTACCCATCTTCATCGACTTCATCTTCATCGAATACAGATGATATTGCTTCTTCAAGTTTTGGATCGTACTCGGCCGATGCTTTTATTTCATCGTGTTCAACGCCAATATCTTCTAAGCTCTTTATAAAGTCAATAGCACAGTCTAGTTTCTGTCTCTCAGGAATATAGTGTGATATCGAATTCCATAACCGTTCTATGTCTTCATGCGTAAAGTCGATCATTATTCTTTATCTTCTTCGGTTGTTTCTGCAGGTGCAACTTCTTTGAACTCTGCCATTATCATATCTAATTTATCACCTACCCATGCTTTTCTAAATTCTA